TTATCAGATTGCTCGTCTTGTGTTTCTAGTTTTAATTTATCAAAATCTAATTTTTCATCAAACTGATCTTGATTCTGTTCTATTTTCATTGTACCCTCTTGAGCACGTCTTTGTAAATCCATGGCTCTTAAATCTAGTTCTCTTTGTTTCAACATAACTACAGGATCGTTTTTCTGAGCATCCATCATGCTTTCATTTTGTGCTAGTTCAGCAGTTATCTGCGCAACTCTTTTTGCTACTTCAGAATCATACATCATCTGAAATCCTTGTGGATTTTGTTGCATCATAGCCATTAAATTAGGATCTTGCTGCATCATAGCCATAACTTCAGCAGATGCTTTCATAGAAACGTGTTGAGAGATGTGTCCTTGTAAATTTGCATACACCATTGGATTAATTTGAACCATTCTAGTTCTCATAAATGCAGAATGGGCTGCAATATGGGAATCATGGTCTTGAGTTGGGAATGCAGTTAGTTGTTGCATCTGTAATGCATCCATATTTTCTATTGCAGGGTCTTTTGGCATTGGTCTTGGCATTGGTTTTAGTATTTGAGGTATTTCTTTGGTGCCTAAAGCCTCATAAACACGTCTATAAGCCTCGTGTAGGTTGTGAAGTTGCGGATTTGACTGTGCAATTTGCAATTGTGTCTGTGCTAACGTCACTCTTTGTGACATTGAGAAGATATTTGGATCTGCAACAGGTAAAATATCTACTCTATTGTCAAAATCTGTTACTTTTATCACTCTTTCAGCTCCATAAACTGCGTATGGATACTCAGGTGGTAAGTATTCAGCTATAATTTGACCTAAAAGTTTAAATTCTTGCTTCATTGCGTAGTAACAACGCTTGTGAATAGCACTCATTACTCTAGAACCTCTCTCTAAAAGAGCAATTGTGGTTCCAACAGCTGCTTGTTGGTTACCTTCACCGACTTGTTGGTCAGCAATTGATGCAAATCTTCTTCCCGCATCTACACAAAAACCTAAAAGATTAAATAAAGTTGTGCTTGGTTCTTTAAAAGGTAGTAATTGAAACTGATCTCTGATATTTCCACCTGGTGCATCTACATCTCTGAACTCTCCAGGTTGAATTGGTTGGTCATCATCTCTAATTCTCATACCTCTAGACTTAAATCCAGCAGGTAAATTAGATAATGTACCTGCATCAAGTAGTTGTCTTAGAGCTGTAGTTGCTGTTCGAGACAGGCCACCGATCATATGGATCAAACCAAAACCATAAAAACCTAAACCAGGTAAAAATTTATAATGTGAGAAGTATTCTTTTCTATTAAATTTAGCATCACCTTCTCGATAGTTTCTATAAATAGATAAAATTTGTCTTGTGCCTTCTTCAATTGTTACCACATAAGGTATTTTAATATTAATTTTGTCTTCATCGTTCTCTGCAATGTAATCAGATAAATCTAAATCAACATGCATTTCTAAAACATTATAAATATAATCTTTTGTTTCAACAGGTTTAATACCTTCTAGTTCATTATACTTATCTTGAATTTTGTTTTCTTTCTTTTGAGGTTTCATTAGATCTACTTCTCTATAAAAACCTGCTGCCATTTTTTTTAATAAGTCATTTTCAGATTGTTTAAGCACGTGTGTAATTCTTGGTGCATCTTTTAAATCAGTTGCAAAATACGGAACTACTAAATCTTCTGCAGGAATAAATTTAGACACAGCTCTTTCTAGCATTGAGTCATAATATATTTTTTTAAATGCAGAACCTGCAAGTGGTAAATAAAATAACAATTGATCAAACTCTGGAGTATACTCTTCCATCTTCTCCATGATTTGGAAGTTCATGAAATCTTTTACTCTTTCTGCTTGAGATTCAGTTTGTTCGTTTTGTAATCCAACAATTTTAGTTTTTACTGGACCATCACTTGGTAATAATTCTTTATAGGCTTGCGCTTGAAATTGTGTAACGGCTTCTGCTAATAAAGGATGAGTAACATTACTGGCACCTTTAAAAGGTTGTGTAGTAGATTTGTATTTAAAACCTAAAAGGTCTAAACCATTTCTATATGTGTCTTCCCAATCTTTTCTTGATTCTTTATCACTGTCATACTCGCTGATTAAATCAGAAGCAAGCTGACTTAATGCTTTGTCATCAATAGTTTCTGCAATGTTTGCATAGAAGTCTTGTTCGGTTTCTTCTGTTATTTCTTCTTCACCTTCTTCAGATGGTAAAGTTACAACAGCTTCTTCCTCAACTTCAATTTCTTCGTTGATCGGATTATCAGATTCTATCGCCATTAATATAATTTAGTTGGTTTTAAATTTACCATCTTTCCGCCTCTAGCTTTAATCATTTTACCTGTTTTAGCTCCACCAGAAAACCCATCTCCAAAAGCATCTCCGTAGTCTCCAGCTAATGTTCCACCTTTTTTAGATGTTGCATTTTTTCCTGGACCCATTTTAATAATTTTACTAGCAGCATTACCTATTCTATCCATAATACCTATGCTAGCAGCTTTAGTTCCTTTTACACCTCTCATAATACCATCAGTGTATTTTTTTCTGTACATATTACTTAATGCACTTCCTCTTCCTTTATCTACGTTAATACCAGGTTTAGCCCCTGACATGGCTTTACTTGCTAAGTAAGCAGTACCGGCAACAGCCGCAGCTTTAGCAGCAGCTTTACCTACATTTTTTAATTTCTTTTTTAGACTCATTATTTCCTCCTATAGAATTATCTATACAGTGTAAAGCATTTTGTGATCAAAATCTATAATAGCGAAGTAAAAATGTTCTTTTGATCTACAAATCCACCTTCGTACATATAAGCTTTCATTGGCAATAAAAACTTCTTAAGTGTTGCACTATCTGCAATTAGAGTAGGCACCATTTCATAGACATCAGGATTATTTGGTCCTAATTCTTTAACAATTAGGTTACCAACATTTACTTCTGATTTTCTTAAATTCAATAAGTTTTGCGCTTCCTCTAAAGTATCTGCTGCAGCTAGATGATCTTCAAATATATATTCATCTCCAATTTTTTTGTTGTAATGAGCTTTACCTCTTTCTACCGCTTTTTTAAATGAACTAGAATCTTTTGATGAAATAACTCTAATAACTTTAAATGGTTTTTCTGGATTACTTTTAGGCATTGGGAACATCTCAAACTTAGCACCATATTGTTTAGCTAATCTGTTTAAAGGTTCTACCATTGTTGCAAACTTTTTAGTTTTTTCAAAATTACCTTTACTATTTTTTATCAAAGCTCTACCATCCATCAAGCCATAGTTAATCTCATCACCTGTTTGACTAGGATTTGGCATCTTAATACCTTTATTCATTGGACTTGGTACAATAGAGATTGCATTGATATCTCTTTCTGCCATTGTACGTAATAAACTTTTAACCGCATAATCTGGCCAAGCTCTAGACAAAGGACCTGCAGTAGTCCCATCAACTCTTCCTTGAGACATTAGTTGACCCATTCCTGACTTTTCTAATTTACCAATTTCATAGTTCACTCTTGCAAGTTCTTGTTGTTGCTTTCTAGTTAGTCCTGCAACTCCTCTACCGAGTTCTTGATAAGGTGCAACCTTATCCATTAATTCTTGTCTTTGTTTTTTTAAAATTTTTAATGGTGCATCTAAGTTAAATGTATTTATTTTATTTTTAAAATAACGATCTCTTGTTCCTTGTTCTGCTGCATACTGTGGTGAGTGTAAATCTGATTGTACTTCTGAAACTCTAATATGTCTTTTACCTGCACCTAGTTTAGGATTCGGTAAATCATCATATCGAATAAATCCAATCTCATTATCAATGTAATGAGGGTCATCTACTTCCATAAATTTTCCTGTTCTTGTGTTTGGAACTCTTTTTGAATAATATACTATGTCTTCAGTAAAGTTTTCTCCGCCATCTAGTTTGTAATTGTAACCCATACCTGTTTTATATTCTGGATAAAAATTATCTCCTTTACCTCTTCTTAAACTAAAACCATCAGGTCTATTAATTTTTTGACTATAGTTATTGTAACTTCCTGTTAGTCTATTAAATTTAACTAACAAATCTGCGAAAGGTTTTGAATCTCCTACTTCCGTTCCGAGGTCTGCTAAATTTTTTTGTATTTTTTGAATGACTTGAGTGTTGATAGGTTGTTTTTGTCCGAACATAACCTTAGACACAGCATCTAAATTATCATTTATATAATTACCTTCAGGGACTCCATCTGGTTTATATTTCATAACAGCTTCATTTACTTCTTTTTTAAAAGCTACCATCTCACCATCAGGATTACCTCTGACTCCTAAACGAATTGTTTTTAAATCGTTTATCGGAGAATTTTTAACCATACTTAATAAAGTATCTCTATCGACTTCTAATTTACTATCTTGTGCTGCTTTTAAAAATCCACCTGTAGGTTCTACGACCTCTTCGTATTTTTGTCTTCCTGGTTTTTGTCCTGGAACATCTCTCATTGGTTTAGATTTTAAACCTTTTTTAAGAGTAACTATGTTTAATTCCTCCAACTCATCCGGTGTAACTCTACGAGAGACACCCGTCAATGGACCAGTATTAATTCTTAACTGAGGATCCATTCCTTTTGCTAACCATTCAATCCACTCATTAGCGGGTGCTTTTTCAAATGGTGCTTCCATAATTCTGTCGTAAGTTGATGAACCTACGATTGGATTTAAATTCATTCCTGGTCTTGTCGAAGAGCTGTAACCTTTACCTTGTGTAAAAGGTATATTGATTACATCACCAAATTTTGATTTGCTTACTGCAGGCACTGGAGCTGTAGTAATTAACTCTGTGGATTGGCCGGTGGCCGTTGGCACGTTAGGAATTTCTTCTACTGTTTTATTAGGTGTGTACGATACATTAGGCTTCTGTTTTACTTTTTTTAAGAATGCTTGAACTCCAGGTATTCGTCTTGCAAGAAGACCTGTTCCTATTGCGGTAGCACCGAGTGCTGCTAACCCACCAATCGCCGAAGGCTCCTTGTCATCGACAATAATAGATGAGTCTTGTTTGATTAGTGGTGTTGAACCTTTTTTAATTTGACTAACAAAAGATTCAAATGGATCGTTGAAAGGATCGGCCATTACATGATACTCCTAATAGTATTTATACTCTCTTTCGATCTGCATTCCTTCAGGCTCATCTAAATATGTAGAAACGAAATTTCCTTGACGGTATCTTAACACAGCTTGTGTGGTGCTATCAACATAGTCATCGTGTTGAGCAAAAGGAAATGCTGCACATTCTTCAATAACTTCTTCTGCAAATCTTGAGCCTTCAGGGTAATATACGTTTCCAGATTCAAATACAGGAGCACAAGAATTTACTCTAGAATGCTTATCTTTTCCTCTAGATGGAACAAAATCCATTACAGGAATACCAGCACGTCTAAGTTCTTGAATCAAAGACTGCCCAGAGGCTTTAGCCTCAACAATTACAGACTCAGGTTCCCAATACTTATAAGCTTCAAAAGCAACTGCCTTTAGCTCGGGAAAATCCCAACGACCTTTTTCAGCATCAAGAAGTATTAGACAATTGTCTCCAGGTGTTGGCTCAAATACTCCCCAAGTAGTAATGGCAGAATAGTCTGCAGATTCTTTTTTAGAAAATGCAGTATCGTAACTTTGAATAACATGTTTTAATGCAGGAATTTGTCCTTTCCACTTTTGCCACCATTCTCTTTTTAGAATAGCTCCTTCTTCAGCAACTGGGTCCTGCATGTATTGTGCATTCCAGTTTCTTGGAACAATAGATGCTTTGACTGCTTCTAGTTCTTCTAGTGACCAATACTCAGGCCACACAGGATTACCTGAAGAAAGTATTGCAGGAAATTCTATTAACTTCCATTTGTCTGCTTTAACTTCAGATTGAGCCTTCAACAATCTTCCTGTCAAATCATCTTGAGCCCATCTAGTCATTACTAACAAGATGGAACCACCTGGTTGTAAACGTTGTCGGGGTCCTGAGTTATACCATTCGTAAGCTCGTTCCATTGCTGAATCAGACATGGAGTCTTGTTCAGTATGTGGGTCATCGATAATAAGTAAGTCCGCCCCTCGTCCTGTGATAGAACCGCCAACACCCGCTGCAAAATATTCCCCACCATGATTGGTCTCCCAACGTCCTTTTGCCTTACTATCTTCTCGTAGTTTAACATCCCCGAAGATCTGTTTATATTCTCTACTGTCAATTAAATTTCTTACCTTGCTACCGAACCTGCCAGCTAATTCTGCGTTGTGAGATACCTGCATAATTTTTTTCTTTGGATACTTTCCAATATACCAAGCAGGAAACAAATAAGATGCAAATTCTGATTTAGTATGTCTAGGAGGCATATTAACAATGAGCCTTCCTTTTGAGCCTCTTGCAATATTAGTTAGTTCATGAGCAATGTGTTGATGGTGCCCCCATTTCTTTGGGTCCCCTTCTTTTCTACAAATAAAATCTGGCCAAACAGATTGAACAAAATATAAAAAGTTATCTTGGCATAGTTTTATGTGTTCAATATATAATTTTTCAACACGATCTCTTAACTGATCGGTAGTTAATGTATCTAGATTCATAAGTATTTATATATCTATACACGTATGAAATCGGTTGTAAAGCCACCGCGTCAGGTACCATACAAAGCAAAAAAGGGGGGGCGAGTGTCGGGTTTGGTGATTGAGTTTTGTTGGGTGGTTGGTACCTCTATTGAGGTCGCGAGTAGGATTGCGTGGCGAC